CTGGCCGCACATGCGCTCGAAAAAGGTGCGCAGGGCGTCCGCCTCATCGGTATTGCGGGCAAGATAGGTGGCCTCGAACAGATTGGTTTCGAACTCGATCGGCAGAAATTTGGCAATCCGGCCGCGGCCGAAATCGACAGTTTCGATCTCGTGCTCATAGGTCCACGAGATGTCGGTGACCCAATTGGGCTTGATCAAGAACAGTTCGCGACCGTCAAACTCCTGCGGCACCGGAGTAGGTGCGATCACCTCTGATGCGGGCTCGACGTCGAACATGACCGTGGCATTGGCCAGTTCGTTGGTGATGGCCGTCGAGCGGATTTCGCGCGTCAGATTCCCGCTCAGCACCGGATGGATTCGCGTCCCTGCCGGCCAGGGCCGGGCGTCAGCCGATGTGAACGTGATGGTGGTGCCATCTATCGACAGGACTTCGCGCAGACCAACTTCACCTTCGACTGACAGTGCCACTTTGACCCCACCGGTCAGCCAGCCCGGAATCTCAACAGCCTGGATCGTACTAGCGTTGGCAGGGCTGTCGGCTGAAACCACTGTGAAGCGGGTGGCCTCATAGGTGTCCATCACCAGATGATGCCAACTTGAAAGCAGGCGATTGAACCGTTGGAGTTCGGACCGGGGCAAGGTGATCCGATATTCAAGGCTTTTACGCGGACTCGTGCGCAAGGCGCGCCGCTGTTCGCGACCGCTTCGACTGACGATTATGTCGGTCTTGTATTCATAAGCGATCTTGTAGGTATCGGTCCAATTGATCTGGAAATCGAGAACACCCAAGGTCATCTATCCCAAAGCCCCCTTGAACGCACTGGAGTTCGCGCGGACGAAATTCAGGATGGCTTGCTCGCCGACTCGGGTTGCCAGGGCTGCCTCAAGGAAGCTCGCGGTATCGAAGGCGTTGACGATCTTGGTGTCCCCAGCCTTCGGCTGCCCACCACCGCCGTTGAACTGGTGCCGCGGATCATCGGTGGTCAAGACTTCTTCATTGCGCTCAAGTACAGCGGGCACCTCGTTTGGCCGCAGGCCGGCCACGCCTCCCGTATGGTAGCGAAGCGCGTTGGCGAAGATGGAAGGGTCGAAGGCCCTGCTGGTGCCGCCCCTGCCCGCTATGCCGCCAGTGTGGAACATCGCGCCAAGAACATTGCCGCCACTACCCGCACCGCCGCCCATGAACCCCTGCAGGGCGTTGAGGACTGCCTGCTGGATGATCATCTGCGCGATCTGACGCAGGAAGTCTGCTGCGAATTGAAGGAAAGCGTTCTTGAGCGCTTCGGTCGCATCCTCGCCGTTGGCAATGGCCTGGGCGAATTTGTCGAAGACACCAGCCAGGCCGCTCGCAAGGCTTTGACCAAGCTGCTTCATCTGCTGGAAATTCAGGCCGAGAATATTGACGTTGCTCGCGGCCGTCGCAACCTTCTGGTTCACCAGGTCGGTGTTCAGCGCAACCTTTTGCAGCGCGGCGACCATCTTCTCGTCACCGAGCGCTGTAGCCATGGCTTGCGCGTTCGGGATGAGTTCGAGGATCTTCGCGTTGATCTCGGCGATCTGGAGCTTCGTCTGTTCAAGCCGATCGTTGTCGCCCTGCGTATGCGCAAGCTCCATTTCCTTGAGCAGGCTGGCCCGCTGCTGATCAAGACCGACGAGTTCGGCCACAGCAGCCTTGGCTTCGTCGATCTTTGCCTTCTCGGCCTCTGCTGCGTGAACAGCGTCCCAGCGGGCGCCCGTGGCCTCGCGGATGGCCGCCAACTGCTCCTGGCTCAGCGTCAAGCCGCTTTTCTTGGCTTCGTTCTCGGCTCTCTGAATCTCTTTTTGGATTTCCAGTTCACGCTTGGATTCCTCGCGGGCGGCAGCCTCTTCTCGAAGGATCTCCACACGTTCATCAACATACCGATTGATCTCCGCTTCCGCGTCCACGCGCTGCTGCGTGAGTTGTGCTGACCCAACTTCGAGGATCTGCGCCTCGGCGTTGCGGCGGTTGGCGTTGACACCGTTGTTGTCGCCAGCCAGGCCGCGCACTGCTGCTGCGATCTCCGCGGCCGTTCCGGTCTTCACTGCGCCGAGAATGCGGTCAGGCAGGCTGCCGTAGTTGTAGGCGATCGAGGTTAGCGCGGCCTGCTGCTCGGTCGAGAAGGCTTCGAACCGCTCGTTACCGATCTGACGCTTGACGATGTTCTGGAATTCGCCGATCCGGCGCACGAGGTCGCGCAGCGCATCTTCCTGGCTGACGCGCATGCCCTCGGTGATCTTTTGGATCGAACCGTCCGCCAGGGTGACGGTATCGGAGCCAAAGCCGGCACGGAACGCATTGCTGTCCCAATAGGCTTCGGACCGGAAACCTTCAAAGGTCTTGAGCAGTCCGACTGTGGCCTGCGTGAGACTCCCCTGGACGTCCTTGCTGAACGCCTCAAGATTCACCGCCTCGATCGCGCGGTTGTAGAGGTCCTGCGCCTCTTTCGTGGGCGGACCCTGTTCGAGGATTTTGGCCCATGAAGCGTTGATTTCTCCGATGTCCTTGAGCCGCTTCATCTCGACGACGAGCTCGGGGATCGCCCCTTTCAGTTCATCGAGAGCGTTCTTGTAGGCATCGAGCGCTTCGGTGTTGAATGCGCGATTGGCCGTTTCAGTGGTGTCGGCAAGACCAAGCAGCGCACGGTCCGTATCCGTGGCGGTGCCCTCGATGAGGCGCAACTTGGCTTCCGCCTTGGCAACTCGCTCCTCGACGGTCAGCGCCTCATCGGCAATCTCCTGGAGACCGAGAGCCAATTCCCGTGCAAACTGCGGATCGAGTGCGGCGATCCGATCAATCTCGGCCTTGAACTCGGCAGCGCCAATAGTGCCCGCCCGGAACGCCTCGACGGCCCGCGTTACCGCGGCCACCGTGCCTTTGGTATCCATCCCGAAAGCATCGACAGGTGCGACAGCCTTGGCGCGAATTTCGTCCAGGGCGTCACTCATCTTTTCGAGATCGTCCTGCGCTTGCAGAAGGCTCACGCCTTTGATCTCATCGGCCCAATTCTTGGCGCCCTTGCCGGCTGCAATGTAGCCCGCCGTGATCGCATCCAACTGCCGCTGGTGCTCATCCAGCGCGCTTGTCGCGTCGTCGACACGCCCGATCCACAGCGAGATTGCGGTCACAATGCCCGCCACGATCAGGCCAGGTACACCGCCGAAGAACGCCAATGTGCTTGCGGCAAGGGTCCGGATGCTGAGCAAGAGCCCCCGGAGCGTGCTCAGGGTCGCAACAGTAGCCACCGTGGATGCGCGCAAGGCAACCAGTGCCCCGGCGAATGTCCGCGCACCGGTTGTCGCCTGCAGGAAACTCGCAGCCATGGCCCCGACGCTTTGGCCGAGCTTGAGCGCGATGAACGCCGTGACGGCCACCTGGATCAGGCCGAAATGCTCGGGCACCTGGGCGAGCACCTGGACGAACGCCCCAAGGGCTTCACCGAGCGCCAAGAAGAAATCGCGCCCGGCCCGGCTGGCGAACCACTCGTTCAACTCGCGCAGTGCGACATTGAGACCTTCGATGAAGCCACCCTCACCCACGCGAAGCTGCGCGTTGAAAATCTCATTCCGGAAGCGACCAATCTCGGTGGTCGTGGTTTCGAGCGCCGACGCAAGTTGTGGGCCGAAGCGTTCGTTCAACTCATCGGCGAACTTGAGCAGGTTGGATTCGTTGGCAAGAACCTCGCCCTTCCGCATCATCTCGTCGAGTTCGGCGGTCGAGACGCCAATGGCTTCGGCGAAGATGTTGAAGGCACCGGTCAGGCGATCACCCAACTGCCGGCGCAGTTCTTCCGAAGTCACCTTGCCCTTGGAGATCATCTGCTGCAGGGCAAGGAACACGCCCGACATCTGATCGACCGACAGCTTGTTGACGCGCGCCGCCTCGGCAACGGAGGTGAAGATTTTCCTCGTGCTTTCGGCCGAGAAGTTGGCGGCCTGGGCAGCCACAGCGAACTTCCCATACTCGTCCGAAAGCACCTGGAAGGTGATGCCGAGCCGACTGGCCTCGCCGTTCAACCAGGCGAGTTCCTGAGCGACACGAGCCGTGTCCTGGTTGAAAACCACGCCGAGGCGACTTTGGGCAGCCTCAATGGTCTGGAACGCCGAAATGACTGCACCAATTTGATTGATGGCTGCATGCAGGCCGACATAGGCGGTGACCAACGACAGAACCTCACCGCGGAGGCGCTGCATGATCGACATGGCCTGGCGGGATTCCCCGTAGAGACTGCCGAGCGCGCTGCGGAAGCCGTTGGCGCCGCGGGCACCTGCATCCATGCCGGAACCAGTGCGCCGGGCCGCATCAGCCAAGCGATCCTGAGCCGCGACGGCAGCGCTTACATTGCCGGCCAGTTGTCCGGTCGCTGCGCCGGCCGCACGCATCTGGTTCGTTGATTGCGCAAATTCGCGGAAGCTCGATTGAGCGGCGCCACCGAGACGGTGAAGCGCAACCGCCTGTTGCTCATAGGCTTCCTTGGCGAGTCGCGCTTTGGCCTGTGCCTCACCGAACGCCCGGCCCAACTCCTCGGTCGGCTGCTCGGCGATGCGCATTTCCTGCGCCAGCTTGCGAACGGCTTCCTGAGACGCCATCCACTCGCGACGAGCTTCGAGCATTGCCCGCCGCTGACGGGCCAAAGCCTGTTCGTCACCTGCAACCCCGGTGGTCTGCGGGGAGGCGATTGCGGGGGCCTTGGCGCCGGCCAGCGCGTCGATACGAGCCTTGGCGGCAGCCATTTGGGCTGCCATGCGGGCCGATGCTGCTGCAACCTTGTCCTGCGTGCCGGCGAGATTGGCCAGGCGTGCGTTCGCCTGATCGGAGATGGTGCGGATGGCCGCCAGATTTTCGCGCGCACCGTTGAGGTCGGCACGCTGATTTCGAAGCGATCCCGCAGCGTTCTCGGTCTGCCGAGCAAGTTGCTCCTGATTGCGCGCAGCGGCGGTGACGGCAGGCGAGAGGTCCTTGACGGCCTGCTTCGAGCGTTCGACCTGCGCGGTATATTGGGCGACCTCGCCCGTGAGCCGGCGCTGTTCATCGGCCAGGAAGGTTGCTGCCGAAGCGCGAGCCGACGATTGGACAGCACCGGCCTCCAAGCCCACGCCGCGCGTGGCGGGTGCTGCGGCATTGGTCCGGTTGAGCTTGGATTGGCTGTTCTCGACCTGCTTGAGCAGGCGGTCGAGATCGCTGAGTTCCTTCTTCGCTGTGCGCAACGCAGCCGTATTCTCGTCGCGAGTGCGAGTCTCGATTTCGAGTTGTGCGCGAAGCTGGTTTGCCCGCTGCGTTGCCATCTGGCTTTCACGGGCGAGATCGGCCAGGGAGGTGGCCGCCTGCTTGACATCGGCGTCGATGTTGTTGACGGCCGTCGAGGCTTTATCCAGTTCCCCGGCAATCTTCCCCAGGGCAGCCAACCCTTGAAGCTGGCGATTGAGGGATTGGAATTCGTCGCCGAGTTGACCGACAAGATCGCCTGTGCGATCGGCGCTCTTGCCGGCCTTCTCTTGGGATTTGGTGAGTTCGTCGAGGCTGGCGTTGATAGAATCCAGAACGCGCTTGGCTTCGTCGCGCGCCTTGATGACCAAATTCACATCTTGCTGACGACCAGCCATTCTAACCCTCACCCGTCAGCCGCTTGGTTAGCTTGCTGAATTCTTTGCCGCCTTCCTTTGTGAGCAGGGAGGCGACTGCGCTCTGGATGAGGACGGCTTCGGTGACCGCTTGGCGGTTCAATCGCTCGACGACGATTTCCGCCTCATCCCATACCTTTCCGACCGTGTAGTTCAGGGCGTCGGAATGCCCGTTTGCGAGCAGCAGGCTTACCTGACTCCTGATCCCCCAAACCCATTCGTCGAGGCTCGGAGGTTGTTCGTCTCGGTGGCCGCGCTCCGAACCAGTTTCTCCACGACCTTTGCGAGGTTTCCCAAGCCACCGCTGGTCTTGAACGTGAGTTCGCCGACCTTGCTCAGGATTTCGATTTGCGCGCCGATCGGGATCTGCGCGATCTGGTTGAACTGATCGGATGCGTCGGCGGCCAATGCGATGATGTGCGTCACGGCAGTCGGGGCCGCAGCAATCACGTCGATCACGATGGAACCGACATCTTCGCCGATCAGCTTCTCGGGCTTGCGACCACTGTATTTGTCGAACAGGGGCACCAGCGCATCCCGGTTGACATCAATGATCTGCGCGAGGTCGGGGAAAGAAAGTCCCCTGACGGTGATGTCGCCGCCAGGGAACGAAACGGTCTCAGTTTGCAGGGTAAAATTGAGAGCCATGACGGGTCCTTACGCCGGGATGTACGGACGACCGTCGAGGTAGAAGGCTTCCAGGTTGCCCTTCTTGAGGACTTCCACGTTGAACGGAAGCTGCTGCCACTCGTCGGTCTTCATCGCGAAATCGCCGTTGGGGCTGATCGCGACATAGGGCATGTAGACGTCGGTCTGCTTGCCGGACGGGTTGCGGGCGATGAGACGCAGCGACCCTTCGACCGAAGTCGATCCGGAGATCACCAGGTTGCGGTTGTGCGCGGCGACCGTGTAGGTGGCCGTGAC